GTCCGGCTTAGAATCCTACCAGAGACTCGACCACCCCCCCCATGCCCTAAAATCTGGCGTTAGAGGCCAAAAATGCGTCAAATCTCGACGTATTGGGTATCGCATGGCGACCGCTCATAGCGGTTCCACCATGCCGCAGCGCCTTCGATCATGCCCTCTGCGGTCTCGGCCCGGGATGGCACGCGCCTGATGCGGTTACGACAGACACTCAATGGTGTCTCAAAGACCACGACCTCTTGCGGCTTAAGCTGCTGGACCCACAGTTCCCGCATGCTGGCGCGGGGCGCCCCGATGATGAACCAAGCCTTGAGCGAACGCGTCTCGGTGCCCAGCGCGGCGAGCCTACGGTTGCGTTCCATGAACGCATCGAACAGGTGACGGTCGCGGCGCTCCTGTGTGCGTTGCTCGGTGCCCGATAGTTCGCCGAGGATGGCATCGATATCGATTTGGATATCGTCAGGCCCAGCATGGGCGCTCACGTAGGTACTCTTGCCGGCACCCGGCGGTCCGCACATCATGACCAAAGGAACGGCCGATGGCGACAGCCCCAAGGGCTGTACGACCCGTGCCGGGATCTTATGGCCTTCGATCAACCATCCGCGTTCCGACCATCCGGCCCGCTCCCCGCGCTGTATCTCGCCGTCATGGCAGGGCTTACAGACCGAGGCGAGGTTAGCAGGGTCGAAGAACTTAGCGCGGTCGCCACGGTGTGGCTCCCGGTGATGTACGACCTCAGCACCCATGATCCGTTCTTCATCGATCAGACAGTTCTCGCACAGAGGTTCCTGCCTGAGTTGGTGGGCGCGCAGATCGAGCCACTGCTTTAACTTATACCAGTTGCGCCAAGGCTCACGCTCACGGCGTTCGCGTTCATAGCCCGTGCGCTGGACTTGGCGGGATTGGAGATGGGCTGGCCTGAAAACAGGCGGTGACGATGGCATCTACAAAAAGGGGCCGGACACGACAGGGGAGCAATAGCTGTTGCGACCCTATGTATCCGGCCCTTAAGTCTAGGGAGGATCAAGACGTCACCGTCCTGGTCTTACCCTATGAACGAAGAAACCCGGGCGCTTGCGCGTCCGGGCTCTGATCTTTGTTGATGTGCTGTGTGCCTAGCCGAAGCCGGCACCTTCGAGCAGAAGGCTTTTCACCATCTTCATCTTGAACATCCAAAGTGCTGTGTTTTGCAACATGGCCTTATTCGACGGCCTACACCCTATGAACGACAAAGCCCGGCACGATGGCCGGGCTCTAAGGTGCTTCGGTTTGCAAAGCTTCGCTTTTGCCAGACCCTTAGTTTTGGGCCTTCATCCGCAACCGTTCCCCGAATTACAGCGACATAAGCCGCCAACGTTAACAGGTAGAATCGAGCCTGAGGGATGGTGCATTAAGCGCACGTTGAAGTAAGGCGATTCTCTCGTGCGGTGCAAGTTGATTCGCAGTCTCCCAAGCCGACTTATCCCATGCGCATTTGGCCTTAACGGCGTCCTTAAGCTTAGCGAGGCGTTTGCGGGCGCATTTGTCGAGTTTCGGCGTCTTGAGCCGTTTCTCGCTACGCAAGGCCCTGACACCGGAATGGTGCCGGGAATCTGGTGCGTTTTCATCGTAAATCCAGCTTAGTTTCCGCACGCGGCCAATAAACCCATCATCGATCGGCACCGGCCGGTTTGTCGCCGGATCGCACAGCAAACCCATTACACCAGGCGTCGATAGGATGCGATAGCGCATGGCATCGACATTCCAGCACAGCACGAAGATCCAGCCCGGGAATGCCGGTTCCCAGCCCTGCACAAGTTTATCGGTTATCCGGTCGCGCCGTTGCTGCATCGGACGGAAGGCGCCAAAGCGTCGGCGCGCCAGCCAGCGCAGCGCACGCGCGTCATCGCCGGGATAGGTCCGCACCAGAAACCATTGCGCCGGTTGATCTGATATTTCGCATTCGATTAAGCCTTGTCGATCGGCCAAGGCATTGATCTCGTGCTCGGCATGCTTGGCAACAGCGTTCCACATGGCGGATAGGTTTCCCTTGGGCGTCGGTGCCAGCATTGTTGTTCACCCTGTTTTTTGTTCGATTGCGGGGGGCCATTCGGTCGGCATTGCCCGGCCGCCCAAATACGACTTACCTAATTGATCAAAGCGGGCGACGTCACCACGAGTTGCGATGAGATAGTCGCGCCATCGCCACCATTGCGGCGTTCCGTATTTGATAACGACCTTTGCCGGCTTTGCTGGATCGCTCTTCGCGGTAAACCGCTGCCATCGCTTTTCGCGGATATAGGTCGTCAAATCGCAGACCTTGCGGTTTTGCCGTTTGCAGTCATCGAGATACGGATCGCGCCCGTCGAAAGCCGCTGATTTGTCCGCATCGGTGAGATCGAGAAACGCCCGCTCCGCTGCGACCTCACTCAGCACGTTTTCCGCTGGCCAGCCTTGGCGCAAATCCGCAAAATCGCGCGCGCGATTGGTGGATTCTGTCCTTTGTAAATCGGTATTTTGTAGAGTCTTAATAGGCCGCGACGGGTTTGCCGTCGACGGTTCAGCCAGCACCGGCTGACCCGCACTCCACGACGGGTTTTCAGTAGGTGGTGGATGGGCAGATTCCGCCCCTTCGACATCATGGCCAGGGTCGCCTTGGCCCTCATCGTCATCGGAATTATCAGGGCCGGCGCCGGTCGACACGACCGACAAAGCCGCCTTGATCTCATCGTCAGACAATTCAGGGCCGGGCTCGTCCCGGACCTCGTAAACGATATGGAACGTGCCGTTGGCCAGCCGCGTCTTTTGTGCGACGATCCAGCCGGTCCGCATAGCGCTGTGGATGATGCGTTTGATGGAATCGCGCCCGATCTTCCATCGGCGCTGTAGCGCCGGCCGGCGGACCTCCCAATCGTTCGGCATCGAAAGCAAAGTTGCAATCACGCCGACCTCGTCGGCCGCGAGCCGTTCGTCCTTGAACAGCCCGTTGCCGATCGTCGTAAAGTTGGCGGTGTGCTTGCGGCGGATGATCATCTCGCAATCACCTCCGACGTCGTTTCACTGGCGACCTGCAATTGAGGCTTTGCCGGCAAGCACGGCGGCGTGTCGCTGCCCTGCCACAAGCCGCCATCGCGGGTTCGCCATTCTCGCCAGGCGTCGCCGTAAGGCGGATGCACGGTGATTTTGACGAGCCAGCAGACCGCGCATGTTCGTTCCGTCCGTCCGTTGCCGTCTTTCGTTTCGACGGCATGGATGCGGCGTTCCGGGATATCGTTCCAGCGGTGACGGGGTGATGGGGTCTCAAGTTTGGTTGTCGTCATGCGTGGTCACCGACTTCAATCGCATGCGTCAAGTGCCAGCATCCGTTCGCCCGTGGGTCACATTCACGCAGCAACCAAGGCACAAGCGTCGTCCGCCATTCGTCGATTGAGACCCAACCGCTTCCGTTGCCGATGCAGTTGATGTCGAAAATGCCGAGGCCGCGTGCACCGCGTAAGGCACCGACCCAATGCGTATGTCGGTAGCGCGCCGCCATCGGAACTCCGGGATCAGTCCAAGGCCCTTCCCATTGAACGCGCGCAAGTCCGAGCCGTGGCCATTCGACGAGTGGCGTCCGCTTGCCCAGCGCAACGCACTTCCATTTCACGCCGATGGAATCGAGCGCGCCGAACATCATCGTCGGGTTTGTGTAAAACCGTCCGATGAAATCCGGTAGATGAATACGCGCGGCTTCCAGCGTCAGCCCGGTCATACAGGCGAGCGCAGCCGGGCCGCAGTTGCAGCCCCAAGATTCAAATGCCCTTTCCGCGTCGACCAACGCAAAGCGCGGAAACGGCTGGCCTGGCACGGCGACAGATGAAGGTTTCATTCGGAAACGACTTCCTTCGCTTGCGGGAATTCGTTGTGGAGGGTGGAGTCGAGAAGACGGGGTTGCAAAACGTCAATAAAATTGGCTATTATTGCCTTATGGAAACGACGTGTGCGTATCTCGCCGGAGCCGTCGATGCTGACGGCTTTATCTCGATCGGCCGTAAAGTTGGTTACCGTCGCAAGAAAGACGGGCGAACGGTCACCTATTACGTGGTCAAGATCGGACTCTCTGAAACGTCTCCAATTATTCCCGATCTTCTTCAATCGATGTTTCCGGCATGGCGCGGAGAACATCAGCCGAAAAATCCGCTGCACAAGCGCTGGCATATTTGGCAGGCCACAAATCATAAGGCCAAGGAGCCGCTTGAGCGTCTTCTTCCATATTTGCGTCTTAAGGGTCAGCAAGCGCAACTTGCGCTCGATCTGATCGACCTGATGGCGCGACAGAATAGCGGACGCTTTATGGCCAAACCGCTGACAGTCGACGAAGAAGCCGCCCGCGCTGCACTGTACGAGGCGGTCACCACGCTTAATGACCCGCGCAATCGGCGAGTTCATTTCCCGCGCAAAGCGGCGTGATGAATTAGGCAGCGCAATCAGCATTCCACAAACCCCCATCATGCACGGACACCATTGTCCCGTGCGGTTGAAAACTTGAAGACTCACTAAATACGCTGGTACGCCTACACTTTTGAACGGTCGCAGGTTTCAATCTCACGATAGAGATCGTTGCTTGCGCTTCGAGCGGTCACCCGGGCGCTGCGGTTGCGTGTTCGCGTTGCTCGATCACTTGGCCAGTCGACGGATCGCATGCGACCGGTTCGCCAGCGGCGTCACTTGCAAATTGTTCGCGCGAGATTTCGTTGCCCCACGTCACCCAACCTTCGCGCGGGCGTCGCGCATAGATTTCCAGATACGGTCCGTCGACCAGCCGCATGATGCGTTCGTGAATTTCGTCTGGCTTGCGGCTATGTTCCATGACCGGCGCGACGATCAGTTGCCGCACGTCGGCATGCATGCGCTGCGGATGACCGTGCGTCGCAAGCCAGCAATCTTCGGGATTGGAGCGGGTCCAATAACCCTGCCCCATGTGCCAGCCTTCGCCCGACGCGTTTTCCTTGGCCCAGGTGAAGGCAGTCGTCTTGTGTTCGAAACCCCAATGCTCGATCAGTTCGAACGCCAATTTCGGGCACCAGTCGACCATCCACAAAAACATGGTACAATTTGCCGCTGCAAGTTCGGCGAGCGGCAGGGCCTTGATCGGATCGAGGCCGGACGTGGTGTAATGCTCGCCGGCAGACCGGCCCTCGCCGTTCGCGCCGCGCGCGACGAACTTCCATGGCGGGTCGATCAGGATGGCGCCGAACTTGCGGCCGGCAGCGATCAGCGCGCCGAGATCGTCAACGTCGCAGCCCTCATAGACTCGCGCGGCATGTTCGGCTTTGGCCGCCGCCTTTTTCTGTTCGTTGATGATGTCCAGGGATACCCTGCCAGCGCCTTCCGCGATCTTCTCGCGCGTCCGCGCCACCATCGCCTCAAACGCCCGCTCGGCAATGCCACCAACCTTCTGGGAGCGCGCAGAGAGCTTCTTATCGATGCCCAGGGCTTCCAGAGTGACGGTCGAAACCGGTTCGCCATCGGTACCGGTTTTCGGCCGGCCGCCTTTGCTCAAAAGCCCAGCCTGCTTGTGTTCCGCCACCATGATGCCCAGCCGCCGCTCCGCCCGCAGGCGCAGGTCTGCGGCATCCATCTCGAGCGTCACGTCATTGGCCATCCGGCCATAGGCGCGCATGGCTTCGGCCTTATCGCAGATATCCTTGACCTCGTCTACGCGGCGGCACTCGGCAAGCGCTGCACGCGCGGTCTCATATCGGACAAGGCCGGTCATGCCGCCAACCTTTCCATCAGTCTGGTTTCTTCGTTCTGCGGAAGTCCGCGTGCCGGTCGATCAACCTGCAACAGCGGATTGAATGCGGATTCCTCGATCCAGTAGTCCTTGATCTTTGCCGCGGTGATTTTCGTGCCGTAGAGTTCGTTCAAGCCCCATGCGATTTCTTGCGCGGTGAAAGACCAGAAGAATGTTTGGATGATGAGACGATGAGGGATTGGGTGAGCGGTGCCGGTCATTGCTGCGGCCTCGCCTTGGTGACGAAGTATTCGAACTCGAAAGGCCCGGTGCGCTTTTGCGTCAGCAACACGACACCGCCGGCGGCGGCTTCCTGCACCAGCCTTGCGACCGACTTCAATTCAGGATCGCGGCCTTCGGTAATCGCGTTGGAGAGACTGCCGACGTAATACTTCACGCGTTCGCCGGGCAACGCATAGCCGATCCAGTCGAGCAGATGTTGGCTGCTTACAAGTGGGGTCTGCATTTGATCGAGGGCCTTGAATGTTGCCACGCTCACATCCCCCTCGGCTCTGTCTCTCTCGGATATTCCGCTTGCGTTGCTTTCCATGCGGATTGAACGAGATAGGAGTCGGCATCGGTTTGCTGTGCTTCGCGTTTGTCGGTGCGCTCGATCCAAAGCCAGAGCAGAACCATGACGAGGACGATGAGGATCACAGCGAGTGCGATGATGATGGCGAGGATGGTGAGGGCGGGCGTTGTCATACGTGTTCCCCTTGCAATGCCGGCAGAAGTTTTCGCGCGCGCAGCATCCATTCGTCGCGGGCGCGCTTCCACGGCCACGGCACGATCTTGATATCGAGCGGTTGAATGCCTGAGTACGGCGCCCAATGTGGATGGGGTTGATTGCCCATCAGGTCGCGCCATTCGGTGACGAACATTTTCAGATCGTACAGCTTGACGTATTTCCGAATGCCGTCCGGCATCGGCCAGCGCATTCCTGCGGCCTGGTGAATTGCAGCGTCGTGTTCGTCGACGATCTCGTCGAGGACGTCGATGATGTCCTCTGCCAATACGCCGCAGCGTTCTTGAATGCGTTTTGCGATTGTCAGCTTCTTCGGCGTCGGGTCATCCTTCCAGATGCCTTCCTGAAGATCATGAAGGTGGAAGTAGCCGGCCTCTTCGTCGGTTGCGCCATCCTTCAGCATGGCGTCGGTGCCGTGGCAGATGTGCTGCGCCACGAAATAGATCACGCCCGCGGTCGCACCGTTGTAGCGGGCTTCTTTGGCGACATGCTCGGCGAAGGTCGGAAGGTCGACGTCTTCCGCGCGCAAGCGGTTGAGGTCTATTCCCTTCCCATTGGAGAGGGTGAGGATGGTGGAGGTCATGCCGCGCCCTCGCTCATTCGTGTTTCACGTGCGACACGAATCACTGACTTGTGCCGGCCGTTGCCGAACCGGTTCCAGTCCTTGCGTGGGGCGAGTTTCAGGCGGTTCGCCTTGCCGATAACCATTGAGGGAGTGCAGCCGTCGCCTATCGCGATGGCGATGTCGCTGGCGAATTCGCCGGCGCCCCAGAGATTGCGCAAAATCTCTTCACGATCGTCGGTCCAGAAATTGTCCGCCTGCCGGCTGGCATTGGCGCTGTTGATCATGGAACGGGGGTTAGCCATGCTTTTCCTCCGGTTTTAGATCGGACTTTTTCGCCCGTTGAACGCAGCGATTGACGATCAGCGCGCGTTCGCGGGTGTAGCGGCGCTCGTAATTGGTCCGCATCGCTTCGATGGTGGCGGCCAGGTTGTCGGATTCCGCGATGAACTTGCGCTCTTCATCGGTCATAAACTTGCGCCAGTCGCGTTTTTTGCTCTTTGCCCGGACCATGATCAGCGTCCCTTGCCCAAACGGCGTTCGATCTCGTGCCGGATATCGGCTATCGAACCGGCGACCGGCGCATCGTCGACCGGGTCCGCCGGCAAACGGCCGAATAGCCGTTGCCAGAGACGCCGGGCCGCCTTCGCAAGCCGCTGTATGGGGGTGGCGGGCATGGGAAGGGTTACTTCCGGGTGCGCTTGCGGGTGGAGGGTTTCTTTTGGCTGCGAGACTTCGACTTGCTCGCCGTCTTGCCATGCGCCGCTGATTTCTTGCCTCGCTTGACACTCTTGCGGCGCGCGACCGAAACGCCAACGGCACCATCGGCCGGCGCAATATCGATGCCGACAACGCCGGTCGGGTGCGGGTGGCCATTTGCCTTTTTGAATGCGGCTTCGATAAGATCGCGGTCAGTCGCCGACATCGGGCTGGGCTGAAGAATGACCTTCGGCAGCGGCGCGCTGTAATCGATCTCGGCTTCGCGCCCGAACAATCGATTCCAAATATCCTTGATACCCATAACCATTCCCCCATCGGAGTGATGGTCTTTCGGATGATTCCGAAAAAGACCATTCGATCTCGATTTTGACGCACGCACGTTTTTACTGATACGCGGTACTGGGAGGCGACTGGAATTCTTGGACAATGACCGTCGCAACAAACGGACGGGTCACGACTGGTGATCAGAGACTTTCGGTTGTTGCGTTGTTTCGCAGCCTTCCCAGTGGAAAGACTTGTTTGCTTCGGCCATGTCGGTGACGAACCAACCGCGAGCGGTATCGAGAATGTCGATTGACCACGAACCGCCGACCGCTTTGCCGGCGCGCTCGGCCAATGCTGTCAATTCCAAAAGGTCAACGTCTTCAAGATTGCACAGCGCGGCGAAATCGAAGTCGCGGTCTGGGCGCCCGCGTTCGAGCGCATGCAGCGGCCAATACGGATGCCAGCAACGAACTTTTCCTTCGTCGACAAAGAACCGAAATTCCTTGCACACCGGCATGTCGCCGTAGGCCCGGCACAACGCAACTGGCCGCACCGGCAGATACTCGCGCACCACCCAGATATTCCAATTCAAGCCGAGAAAGTCGGCGCATTCGGAGAACTCGGCAAGCTCGCCAACATGACCGCGCAAGTTCGCGCGGTCAGTCACGAAGCATGTTCGCTTCCACGAATGTTTGCCGGAAATCAGTCCGGTGCGTAGGAATGCCGGATACCCGATACTGTCGCAAGCATCACCCAATCGCGCGATGAACACGTCAAGCTCGGCGCGATCCGGCGAATCCTCGCCATCGAACGCAGCCCATATAACTTTTTGCGCCTCGGCCGGCATCGACAAGACGACGGTCTTCGGCACAGGCAAGCCAGCCGCTTCAATCTTTGGAAACCAATTCGACAAACAGGTTATCTCACTCACTTCCCCACCCCCGTCTTAAACGGACCGGCTACATCTTCCGTCTGTCGCGCGATCAAATCGTAATGATCGCGTTGATAGGTTTTGCCGGATTTGGGATCGAGAACTTGGTATCCACTGCCGCGGCGATCGACGACAATGCCATCAAAGCCGCCAACCATGCCGCAGCGCTTGGAATAGACGCGCCAGCCGGCTTTAAGAATTTGGGTGGCGTTGCTCATGCTGCACCTCGCTGAAAAGAGATGTGCTTGCCATCGGGACCGACCATTTCGAGTTCGTGCGGCACGCGCCGGCACTCGGCTTCCGCCTCAGCGCGCGTGTACTTTCCAGCGAAGTTGCTATCCGTCGCGTAGCCGGAATATTGCGAACGGTAGTAACTGTTATGGTCGCGCGCCCAGATCAGAAACACCTGATCACCGCCGAACAAAATTTGCTTGAGCACTTCGGCTCGCACGAAGTTCATGCGCTGCACGGCAACGGACAGTTCGGCTTCCAATCTCTTCCGTCGGTCGCGTTCGTTCTGCTTCGTGCGCAGATCATCGGGCGCGCGCACGAAAAGACTGCCGCACGACTCGTTCATCAACTGCCCGCCGGCGATGACCCACCACATGCTGTTGAGGTTGTAATAGGCCGTGCCGCGAATGATCCGGCCCTTGCGGTCGGCAAGCCAGACGACTTGCCCGTGCTCCAGGTGACCGCCGTCGCCGGATTTGCGGTTGTAGTCTTGGTGCCAGTTCGGTCGGCCCAAACCCTTGTCGGTGTGCCAGCCTTCCGCATAGCCCTTCTGGATGCGATCCATCGGCGACAGGTGGCGTTCGTTGCGAAGCGTCACCTTCGCCGGCGCCAGCGTCCTTAGCCAGCGACAGATACGGGCGCGCTCTACCTCGACACGAAGTCGGTCGAGATACCCCATCCGCGATAGCTTGTCGAAATCATACCGCCGACCGTTTCGGTTGATCTGCGGCGCGGTAAGCGACCAGAACTCGACACCGACATGCCGGCCAGCAACCTCGATCTTGCAGCACAGCGTGCCGCGCGTGCCGAGGCGATGGCATGGCGAGATGCTTCGATAATGACGGTGAATTTTCGGATCCGCCTTGATCGACCATCCGCGCGCACGAAGGTCGCGGACTAGCGCATCATAGATTTCCGCGCGGAACGACGGGTCCTGCGCATTGTCTTGCCAGATGCCGATGCTGGAATCGTGAATGTTGATATCGATCGCGGGTCGGCTCATTTGCCCACCCCCGTCTTAAACGGGCAGACAAACGTCTCGATGAATTCGATCATCTCTCTGGCTCTGTCGCCTTCATAAATTGCGAGCAGCACGTCGCGTTGCCAGAGTGCTAGCGAGACGCGCTCACCGACTCCAAAATCCATGCCGCAAAAGATCGGTTGCGCGGCCGGAATTCCGACCACGGCAGCGGTCACTACGGCTGCGGACGAACCGATGATGAACTTGCGCCGGTTCATGCTTCGCCTCCCGTCTTAAACGGACACCCGTGAACCTGTAGCCAGCATTCAAGAGAGTGAGGACAGTTGGTGCAGGCGGAATTGGTTGGCCGGGTGGACGCGCATCGGTCCTGCACCCGGCCGGCGTCTGTTGATTCAGCCGACGCCTTAGCCGATGCCATTGCAGTCGCGGGCGTATCAAAATGGGCGGCAGATTTTGCTACCGCTTCCGGGCGCGACGTTGAGGCATCGGATTGGAATTTGAATTCTCGCGGGCCGGGCTTACCAGCGATGCGGTCCGGGGCTGTGAGCCTTGTTCCGGAAGAAACGGTTTCCGCACCCCTCCCCGTTAGAGGACTCGGAAGCGATCCGAGTAGTCCGCGAGTTTCCGCCGAAGCGGAAATGGTTGCAGGAGTCGGATTTGAACCGACGACCTCGTGGTTATGAGCCACGCGCGCTACCGCTGCGCCATCCTGCGAAAAAGAAACGAGGCGCGCACTATGTGCCGCGAGGGACGGCCCTATAACCGTCCGCAGGGAGCCTTGCGAGCTGTACCTGACGCCTCTGGGGTATTGAATACTGCCGTAGGGGATTCGAACCCCCGGCGTCCTTCCATAGCACCCCGTTAGCGGGCGGCTTGGACGTCTTGCTAACGTCACCGTTAAACCAGCTTGCGCCCCGAAGATGAACCTCGGCTCCGGCAACGGCAGTAACTCGATATTAGCTTCGCTTTGTGATCTCGACAATGAGCGCGGCGATGGCAGCGCCTGGTGCCGCGACTTTTCCATTGAGATAGTCGCGCGCGGCGCGGTCGCTGACATCGCAAATGTCGGCGAGTACGGCGTCGGGCTTGTCCCAAACGACCTTTGCGACTTCACCGAACAGGCATCCGGAAGTTTTCTTCCGGGCGCGCGATAAACTTCCGTCGATTTGGGATGACGGCACAACCGATATCGATTCTTGTAACGACATGACTTACGCACTCCTACAAACGCAACACACATGAAACGCTTCGTCGCAGCATCCAAAGCCGTCTCGTTCATCGCCATCATGGCGGGGATCGAGATCGGCGCGGCGCTGTCATTGCTGACGCACTTGAATATTCTGGAATGGCACTGAGATGAGAATTCGCCGCGCGCCCTATCAGCCCCCAAACCTCCAGGCGCAAGGCGGATCGATGGGCCGGTTGCTGCATAAGGAAGCAACGCAGCAGCCGGCCCGCCGTCGAGGGACAAATAATGTGAGCAATTTTGCTCAATTTTTAGGGAACTTCCGTCCAATATCACGAAAGCCAGGTCGCGCATACGCACGGTTGCGTGATTTGCCCACAATACACCGGGGCGGGAAAACAAATTCTGACGCGGCGGTAAAATCGGCGTTACATTTCCGAGCTGTGAAATGTGCCGGGGAGTTGCGTCATGAGCGCGTGGATTATTCCGCCTATCGTCGGATTGATCGAGCCCTGCCTTGCGCCGGAATTTTTCATCGACAGCATCGGCGGCATCGAACGTGTCGGCGACAGTATTCGGATCTACTACTGTGCCGAACAATTGCCGCTCGAAACCGTCGGCGGCATCACGCAACAGATCGTCGCCGTGAAAATCAGACGGCCTTTGTCCAGCGTGCCGCAGGCCATCGTGCGCCTGGCGCGGTGTCTCGATTGCGATTTCGCGCCGCGCGCCGGCGCGCCCGACTGGCAACCGCGCTTGGTGCGATAGGGCGGTCATTGCGCGGCCTCGCAACGCACGAAGGCGTCAAGAGGCACGATGCCGCCCGTGGCGCGACTCAACCGCGCGGCGACCGTCAGTGTCGGTGTCTTGCGGCCGGCGAGAATGTCCGAAAGATAGCCCTCTGAAATCGAGTGTTCACGGGCGAATTTTGCCTGTGTCGTGTTCGCCTCGATCCAGATTTTGAGTGCGTGCGGAGCATCCATGTTGATGAACTTAGCTAGTAGCGAAGTAGCCGGTCAAGCAAAAACTTCGCCAGTGGCGAATGGACCTGTTAATGGCGAGGTTGGACTATGGGCCATGTCAGCCCGCAAAGCCCAAACGCGCACCTTCCGTAAGCTCTACATCGGGGAGTGGCTCAACCGTCTCGGCCGCCGCCAGAATGAAGCTGCCGAGGCCCTGGGGGTCACGGAAACCTATATTTCGGAGCTTATATCGGGCAAGAAAAAGAACCCGCACCATGCCATTCTATACGATCTGTCGGAATGGCTCGGGTTAACCATCAATGACCTGTACCGGCCGCCGCCGGCGCGCGCCGCCGTTGAAGCTGTGGACAAGGGCATGAGCGCCGCCGACATGGCCGCACTCGGCAACCTGCTGGAACGGGTCAAAAAAGCCGGAAAATAACCCGATCTAAACCAGCTTCGCCAGTAGCGAAGATTTCACTTGACCTATAACTTCGCTGTCAGCTAAGTTTCCCCTCACTGATTTTCATACAGGGGAGACGGGCGATGGCTACCGACACCGACAAACTTTACGACGCGCTGAAGCTTCTCAAGATCGAGACGCGGCCGACCGACGTTGCCGGCACGAATGCCTGGTACGCCGCCGATGGCACCTATCTCGGTAATTTCACCGAGGCGCAGGGCCTCGCGCATCTGAAAAAATTCACCGGACAAGTTGCAACCGAACGCACCTGATCTTCGCAGCGCGGCTCCTAGTCGGGCCGCGTCACGAAGACCAGTTTTCATTTTCATAAGAGGTGATGGGAAGATGGCAGGCAATCCAAAGATCAGCGACATCAAGGTCGGCGATATTCTTATCGCCGATGACGGCTTCACCTGCATGAAAGCAGGCGAACACGAGGTGAAGGCAAGCGAGGCTGGCGCGCTCTTCATTGACTGCACCGAAGGCCGCCATTTCCTTGCCGGGCAAGAAAGAGCCGACGGAACGCTTATCGGCCTTACGCTAAAATCAAAGCCTGCCTGATCGAACCGCGCATCTTCTAGTGCGCGTCAGGAAGGGTAGTGAAGGTAGAAACAGGAACAGGCTGATGTCTCTCCAAGCAATCAGAGCCACCTTCGAGTGTGACGGATGCGGACGCCCTTTCGTCCTCGATTTGGACGCGGCGGAAAAGATGCCTGCCGATTGGACACTGTTCGATAAGGTCGTGGACACGATTGGAGGCGGTCTTGGCTATCGCGGCTTCGCTGACGAAAAGCGCGCCGGGAAGGCGCAGGACATGGGCCTGACCTCTGTGCAAGCAGGAATGTGTCTCTGCCCGAATTGTACCCGGAAGGCAGATGACGCTGTTCCAGACGAAGAAGATCGTAACGCGACGGACGAAGAAGTCCGCGCGGCGCTTGCTCGTTAACACCCACCACTTCACAAAGACCATAGCGACAGAGGGAAATAGAAAATGGCAGCGACACCGGGACCAGCAAGCGACAGTGCCATGCGCGACGGGGGCAGCGGCACGATTGAGGCCCGCAAGCGCGGCACCGGTCGCACAAGTCGCATGATCACACACGCCATCAGCCTGCAAATGGAAGGCCGAGCGGTTTACATCATCAGCGCCAGCCAAGATCACGCCCGGTTTCTTCGCGATCAATTGCCTCAGAACTCAACAATCAAAGTCGAGACACCGAGCAGCGCTGGTAACTTCGACTGGCGCACGATGTCGCTACGCGGAGCGCATCCAAACTGCGTCGTGCTGGTGGACCATTTCGCTATCGAAAGCCACTTCGCACCCCTGCTGAAAATGCTGACGGCTTACGACGCGCATGGCACTGAGACGTGCGCGGGCGAAGCAAAGTGACGGAAATGGGACATAGAATGGCTGTAGTAATTCCAGACCGACCGGCTGCAAGCCCTATCATGATCACTCTCGCCGAGCCAGGCGAAGATTGTGAACTTAAGGCGCTCGCTTATATCGGCTCGGTGCTCGCGGATTTTTCGCCAGCCGCCAAACAGCGCATGCTCGCCTATCTCAATCTGCGCTTCGATCCGCCGGAAGTGAGCGATACGTCGGAGCCCAATCCTTCCCCTCCCGCCGACATCGGCGGACAAATCTGTAAGACGATTTGATGCCCATTCCCTCTCCCATATCCGCCGACCCCTTGGCCCCTCCCGCGCCGGTCGACGGATTCGCGCCGTGGTCTCCCTCCGGTCCCCGCCGGCATCGTCTTTATCGACAAGCGTGCCCCTGCCCCCGTCGCGCATGGCACCGAGACGTGCGCGGACGAAGTGGGGAAGCAAAGGGCGGCGGCACGAAGGACATCTGAATTCTGAAAAAGGCAAGGCCCAATGACCTGCAAAGAAGTCATAACAAAAACGATCAAAGGAGAGTGGGCCATTTACTTCGCCATCGGCTTCTACGGAATACTTCCAATTTTCATCGTCCGTTTCAGGTGGATGCAATGATCTTCAATTCCGCCGGTCCAGATCGACCTCCCGTCTCCGCCAGCGGATTCGCGCCGTGGCCGCCACGTTCCCCGACGGTGACGGTCACGGCGCTTTTTGTTTTGTTCGTTGCGTTCGTTGCGGCGTTTGCTTTTGCGTGGGTGTTGATCGCCACGATCGACACCAATGTTGAGTTGAGTTTTCCTTCGGCTGCATCGCGTCTGTCGCCAGCATATCGGCATCAACCGAATTGGCGGATGCAGCCGGAGGTCATGTGTTCAGTAACGAGTGGAGTGTGTGTCATGCGTATGAGTGCTTTTGCGTCACCGGCCGCATCGCGTCGGCAGACCATCGAAGAAATCCGCCAGCAGATCGCGGCCGTGCCGTCATCGGTCAACGTGCCTTGCATCCGCCAGATCGAAGCCGACGATCCGATCCATGACACGAACGTCAAGCGCGCGCTGCTTGCCGGTGCCGATCTCTCCGAGCCGCAAATGTTCGCGATGATGAACATGAGCGAGAGCCATCGCCATCAAGCGATTTGGCATCACGCGCGGCTCAATATTTTCGAACTGCCGCCATTCACCTTGTCGACGTTCCGGGAACTGGCCGACAAGGGCTATGCCCATAAGCCCGAAGACTCGCGCTATCACAAGCTGACATTGGCGGCGTCATCGTTGGCCGACGCCACAGCCGACGAATTGGTGGCCCGGCACAAGATCCATGCCCCAATCCTGGTTCACACGCGCGGGCTTCGGGCCAAGCAAATCAATTTCCGCTGTACCTGCAAGTGGTCATGTGGACTGACCGCCGGCGACAACATGCAGGCGAAAGCCAATCGGGCGTTCACGTCGCATTTGCGGTCGGTCAACACGCTCAACGATATCGCGGACTCGATCTCACGAACGACGCGCCGGCAGGGAGAGACGTAAGGATGTTTTTGCCAGATGACCGAATATAGGAGCCTGACATGAGATGCAGCGTTAGCGGCGAAGTGCCGGCCAACCCGGATGATGCGCCAGTACCGAATAGCGCCACGCGCGCGGACGGACAGCACGTTGACCACTGGGTCATGTGCCCGGGTGAAATTATCAAAGCCGGGTTCAAACGGCCTGTGCGAGACAGCTATGTCCATGTCGGGATACCTGGGCCCAAATTCCCGTTGCGCGATCCGACGCTGGAAGAACGCGAGCGATGGGGCGAAGAGTTCGTCAAGTACGAGCCCTATCCGAAAGACTACAAAGGTTCGGCACTTGGGCACCTTTGGTCACAGGCAGACCTCGATAAGATCGACAATGGCTGTGGGGTGAAGACCTCGATGCCGCGAGCTATCGCGGAAACCTACGCAGCTAACCCCGGATACTACGGTTCGACGTTTTGCTGTGGCTGCGGCTCTTATTTTAAAGTCGGTGCCGAAGGTGAATTTGTTTGGTCGGGCACGAAAGATCGGGTCGGCACATGACGACCAAGCATTCACCGCTCTCTGCCCTCAAAGCACAGGCTGACAAGATCGCTGCAACGCTCAAAGCGGCCGAGCGCGGAGAGAAGACAGACATTCGCTTTGCCGAAAAGGTTGCGGCCGCTCGCAACAAAGAGAGTTTTAAAGTTGGCATCGTTATGGATGACAAAATCATCACAATCGAAATGCCGTGGGCGACGATCCGCGCCACCAGCGAAGCCGGGCTATCCGAATACATCGTGAAGCAGATGCGAGAGTTGCGCGAGACCGCACATTAAAACACGCATACACGGACTCACTCTCCCCCCGCCACCACGGCGCACAGACAGAGGAAGGATAAGAGGATGGCGGTTGCGACCAAGGAATTTCACACGGCTGACGTTCTTTCCACGATCACTGGTATGCTCATGGGTGAGATTGGCGGCGTGTACGCCGTCCTCAACTGGATGACCGGCGAGGACGTTTTCACGCATCAGATACCGCGCATCAGTCGCGAAGCTGTTCCCGTAATCGTTGCCGCCCACCCTCAGCTTCAACAAGCCATCGACGAAGCCGAACAAGTCACGCCAGAAAACTACAAGGAATGGCGGCAGACCTGGGAGGATCGCTACGGCCCCATCATCGCCGTTCCGAAATTCACATCCGCGACGCACGAGCGCATCGATCCGATGTCGGAGCTGTCGGAGAAGATTCACCCCGACAAAATCATCGTCTTCGAAACGCCAGCGAAGCAACGCTGACATGCCCCCCGACAAACTCACCCTTGCGAGTAACACAGCCGGCGAACATGAGCCGCAGCCTAGCCCGGATGTAAGGATAGTCGCAGCCGAGCGCATCAAGCCTTACGCCATCATGGCGCCGCTGGTTCTTAAAGCGCTGCCGGAATGCGGATCTCCGCCAATGGGTGCTGTCGAGATCGCCGACGCTATCGTTTACGGCTCACGAAGCACGGTTCGGATGTTGCTGGCCAATATGGTCAGACTCGGACTGGCAATCGCAGAGGAAGTGCCGGCGCGCCGCGGCGGATTTAAGAAAGTCTACACGCGCGGCCCGGCATTGGTGCCGGATAATTTTGAAAGCGCAAAGCTTGTCTATGGGGATGGGGAAACGTGATGGCCTATTTCGGTCGGCAGAATTGCCAGCATCTCGACAACTGGAACCACTGCAAGGTTCACGCCATGCCATGGTGGATTCGCTGGCTTCATCCGAAGGGCCGCCCGCCCTGCATTCTCGACCTGCAACGCGATTTTCTATTGCAGGATGAAGTCCCCGGCTGCCCCGATCAAAAACCATATCCGCGACCTTCCGCGCCGAAAAGCGGCAGCGGTGTCATGCCGCCAGCAAAGAACGATTGACAATGAACGCCTACTTCCTCATCGCCACTCTGATCCTCCAAGCCTGCGGCATGATCGCCTATGGCATTCAAGGAAAGTATGCGGTCGCTGTGATTTGTGCGGCCGGAGTGCTGGCGCAGATCGGTTCGTTGATGATGGCGAGGGCGGCGTAATGGCCAAGAAGATGTTGGTCGCGGACTTGCTTTGCGGTGCCGGCGGATCGTCGACCGGCTGTGCCCGCGCGCTGGCCGAGCTCGGGCTCAAGATGGAATTGGTTTGCGTCAACCACTGGCCGGTCGCGCTCGACACCCATTCCAAAAATCACCCCGAAGCCCGCCACTACTGCCAGGACATTGCGACCGTCCGGCCGCACCTGATCGTGCCCGAGGGCTATCTTGATCTATTGATGGCCTCCCCGACGTGCACGCATCACAGCGTGGCGCGCGGCGGCAAGCCGACCAGCGACCAGCAGCGCAGCGACCCGTGGCACATCGTGACATGGCTGACCGAATTGCGCGTCAAGCGCATGATCATCGAAAACGTCTGGGAGTTTACCGGGTGGGGTCCGGTCGACGCCCGTACCGGCAGGCCGATCCAGTCGCGCAAGGGCGAATATTTCCGCGCGTGGATCGATACGATTCGCCGGCTCGGCTATGACCCGGAATGGCGCAAGTTGAACGCCGCCGACTTCGGCGACGCCACGACGCGCCAGCGGTTTATCCTGATGGCCCGCAGCGACAAGCGCAGCGTGTCGTGGCCTATCCCGACGCACCGTAAAAAGATCGCCGACGAACTGTTGCTGTTCCCCAGCATGAAACCATGGCGTCCGGCGCGCGACATCATCGACTGGAACATCAAGGGCAATTCGATCTTCAACCGCAAGAAACCGCTGGCCCCCAAGACGCTGGCGCGCATCATGGTCGGCGCGGTCAAGTTCGGGTGGCCAGAGCCGTTCCTTGTCATTCTGCGGAATCATATGGCCGGGCAGAGTGTCGACGGCCCGGTGCCGACCATCGCGGCGAACGGCAATCATATCGGGCTGGCACAGCCGGTTATCATCGCGACGGCGCATGGCAACGAAGCACACGAACGCGACCCAAATAACCGTCGCGTCAAAAGCCCAGACGAACCATTAGGCGCAATCCACGCCAGCGGCGGCAATTTCGCCGTCGCCGAACCGATCATCGTCAACGGCCGCAAGGGCAACAAAGCCAAGGGCGTGTCTATCGATCCGGTGCCGACCCTAGACACCAAAGGCGGTGTCTGGCTTGCCGAGCCGTTTATGCTGTCGACACAAAACAGCGGAGCGCCGCGCTCGGCCGAGGAACCGTTGTCGACCATCACCACGGGCGGCGCGGGCGTCGAGAAGCGGCAGGGCTGCGCCAGGCCAATGCTGGTCGAGCCATTCATCCTCAATCGTCATGGCGAAGGCTACGGCGAGACGCGGGCACACTCCCTCGAGGAACCGACGCCGACGGCGAATTGCCGTGGTGCCGGCTACCTGATCGAGCCGTTCGTCCTGTCGCGCCAGGGCGAAGGCGCACCGCGATCGATTGAAGAGCCGACGCCATCGCAAGTCGCCAAACATTCGCATGTCCTAATCTCGCCCTACTACGGCACTGGATCTGGCGAGACGTGCAACAGCGCCGAAGAACCGCTGCCAACCGTCACCAGCAAGGCCCGCTTCGGCATGGTCGTTCCGATCACGCATGCGGACGGCAGCAACCGAGCGCGCAACGCCGATACCGATCCGCTGCCGACGCTGACGACGGCGAACCGTGGCGAGCAAGCCTTGATCGAAGGCACCGCCACCTATGACATTTTATTCCGCATGCTTGAGCCACACGAACTCGCAGCCGCGATGGGCTTCGATAGTGAGGAAGCCACCTACGAATTCGCCGGCACGAAGACCGAAAAGATAAAGCAGATCGGCAACGCCGTTTCAGTATCGAAGATGAAGGCTTGCGTCGGCGCGCTGATGGCGGACGCAGCACCGAAGCGGAAGCCGGTCGAAGCGCCGGCAGCGGAAAAGGCGGCCAGCGCATGAGACGTGATCGCCAGAATTTTCCGAAGTCAGTCCAGCGCGAAGCCCTCGCCCGCAGCGGTCGACACTGTGAAAGCGCGCTCGTTCCGTCGCTTGAGGATATCGGCTGCAACCGCGCCTTGCGGATCGGCGATTTCAATTACGACCACATACAAGCGGACGCGAACAACGGCGGCAACGACCTATCGAACTGCGCCGTTCTCTGCAAAACATGCCACGCCATAAAAACCCGCGAACATGACGTGCCGGCAATCGCGCAGGACAAGCGTGTCGCCGATCTCGCCAACGGCATCCGCGATCCATGGCGCCGGAAACTTCCAGGCGGACGTGACGACTGGCGAAAGAAGAAACTTGCCGGGCCTGTCGTAGTGAGAGCTACGGAGGAGAGAGCGTAGGAGAGACAAATGCCGGCAGGAATCTGGATATTCATTGGCGGGTTGGGAGTCGGCTGGCTCACCGGAGCCGCGATGACTATGCAGTTAGTGGCCGGCGGTTAGGGGTGGTTAGCGATGACGGAAAATGTTGAAGCGCTTAAAGACGCAATGTGGCAATTGCTCGATGACATGGGCGCGGAAGGTCAAAGCGTTTGTCTAGCAGCAAAGGCTCAAGCGCGCATTGCCTTTGAACCATTTCAAGACCCGAATGCGCCGACGCCGATGGACCTAGATTACGCCAAGAGCGTAATCGCCAACATGTCGCTCGATTGAGCGAATTCTAGAGGGATGACTGAACATGACAATCATGAACCCATCGCCCGCGCTCTTAGTGAAGCTCGGCTCAATCATCGTCCACTTCGACGAGTTCAATTCGCCCGGTGGGCACGAATATGACCTTCACACGGCGCATCAGCTTATGGCCGATCCTGACGTGAAGGAATGGATGGATGAGATGAACGGCGCAGCGATGCTGCCGGTAAAAAGAAATCCGCGTTCATGACGCGTCAACAAAGGATGGTGCAATGACCGACAAGATAAGGGAAGCGTTGGAGTGGATCGTCGCACAGCAATATCAAGACCGCGACACGGTGACGCCTGAAAATGCCTTTGAGGCATTCGTAAAAATCAACCGCACGATCTGCGCGATCTATGACCGCGCCAGCGAAGCTCTTGCCGCCCTTGCCAGTAAACCGGGGGTGAGTTGGGCCGATAGAAAATTTTTCGAATATATTAGGCGAAACTGCCGCGACGTGCAGATCAATAACGCTTCGGTCGAGAAACTGCTTTCGATCATTGACGCCCTCTCTCGCCAGCAACCTGCGGGGGAAGCGGTAACGAGAAGCATTGACGAGTTGCAATTCGGCCGGGTCTTGCATGATAGACCCTCTGAGGCTTCCCCACAGAGCCCCGCAAACCGCAACGCTATTCGCGACGATCGCAGCGGCAAGAGCGAGGTACGACTTAGCCTTGCTGGTTTTCGGGAGGTCATCGCGACGAAAGCAAACCCGGCGCTCGAAATCTGGCGCTTGGTCGCCTCTTATATTGAGGACACCGAAGACCGGATCATCGACGCCAAATTCAAGGCGACCGAACTGGAACGGAAACTCGTCGCCCTCAATCCAGCCCCAACGCCAGTCGCGCATGGCAACCAGGATATACAGGGCGATGATTTGAAGCCCTCCCCCTCCCCACAGACGGAGGGATAGGTGAGCGCTCTGCCCGATATCACGACGCCCGAAGCCCTAGCCGAACTCTGCGGCTGGTCTGCAAGACGCGTGCGTAAGCTCGCCCGGGGCCTTGGCGCGTGCCACATCTTGGGCAATCGTATGATCCTGCTGCCCGAGGACATCGTCGTCATTCTGAAGGCGGCCAAACCTAACCTCAGCATTGACGATGTCAGGGATTGGCTCGCTGCAGACGCCGCGGAAATCCTACAGGAACGGGCCGCTCAGGACTGGGTCGAGCCCAGCGGCCATGTCTACTTTGTAAAGCGTGGTGAGGAAGTAAAGATCGGCTTCACCACGGACATAACAAACAGGCTATCGAACCTCAACTCGGGTTCGTCCGTGGATCTCACGGTCCTGCTGATGGTCCCTGGCACCCCTGCCCTTGAACGATATTTCCATTCGAAATTCGCAGCCGATCGTATCGGCCGGGAGTGGTTTCGGTTGGCTGATCCGGTCCAAGAATTCATCGCGAGGCGCCGCCGAACCATGCGAGACGCCACATGAACCAGCGCGTCTCGCCGATCGTCAACATGTACATCGCGCCGCGGCGCGGTCTGGCGCGCGATGAAGCGGCCGGCTATGTCGGCGTCGGCACAACCAAGTTCGACGAGATGGTGGCCGATGGCCGGATGCCGAGGCCGGTCAAGATCGACGGCCGGGTTTTATGGGATATCCGCAAGCTGGACGCGGCGTTTGATAATCTGGTCGAGGCCACTGCCACAAACCCCCTCGATCGGCTAGATTAGGGCGATGGACCTTCCCCCAGGCATCACAACCTACAAAGATCGCCACGGCAAGACGCGGTATCGCTTCCGCCGCAAGGGTCTAGCGACCCAGGACATTCCCGGCCAGCCAGGCACCGATGAATTTGAGGCGGCCTGTTTGCGCGCCGCCGCCGGCATCACCCGCCGGGCCCGGCTGCCGACTGCCGGAACACGGACGCTGCGCGCCGCATGGATCGAGATCATCGACCACACCCCCGAATGGAAGCAACTCAAGGCCAGCAGCAAGGCGCAGCAGATCGGCGTTGCCGAACGTTTTCTCAAAAGCCGGATTAATTCCAAGGAACCGGCCACTTTTGCGACCGTACCGATCGCCAGCCTGCGGCGCGGCGACGTCAAGAAAATCATCGCCCGATACAGCGACCGGCCACATGCTGGCGAAGCCGTGCTGCGGCTGTTGCGCAAGCTTTGCCTGGTCGCGCTCGATCTCGAATGGATCGAGAACGATCCTACCTCTCGGGTCAAATTCCGGCCGAAACTCAAAGGTCACCGGGCATGGACCGACGAAGAGATGGCCCAGTATGAGGCCCGCTGGCCCGTGGGGACGCGCAACCGGCTCGGCTATGCACTCGCCCTCTACACCGGGCAAAGACGCGCCGACGTGGCTGCCATGAGCGAGGCGGCCTATGCAAACGGGGCGATCGCCGTCGTCCAGGAAAAAACCGGGACGACGCTTTGGATCCCCGCGCATCCCGAACTGGTGACCGTGCTGGACGCCACCAATCGCGCCGGGCCATGGCTGATCGTCGCCGCACATGGCGGCCGGCTGACCACGGAAAGCTTTGGCAATGAGATGGCCGACGCGATCGGCCAAGCGGGCTTGCCCGACGACTGCCGGCTGCACGGTCTGCGGAAGTCGGCCGGGCGCTGCCTGGCCGAAGCCGGCTGCACCGCGCATCAGATCATGGCAATCCTCGGCCACAAGTCGCTGGCCGAAGCCCAGAAATATACCGAGGCCGCAAGACAGAAAATGCTGGCGCAACAGGGTATGGACAACTGGTCACGGCCGAAGCTCACAATGATCAACGGCGGGAAATAGCGTGAACATACGGGAAGGTTCGCCACTAGTTCGCCATCGCAAAGTATTGATTATGTTTAATCGTTTAAATCCTGCCGGGGTCGCCAGCATTCAATTAACTCAATGTGTTAAAAACCGGTTCGATGAGGTTCGCCAATGTCGGCATGGCCGGAAGCACCGAACCAGTACGGGCCGGGTCGGATGAACGGGAATGGATGAGAGCCTGTAACATTTCGTGATTACTCCCTTGTCCCTTTTTGCGGGACATTTCGAATGTGTCCCTTATAATGGGACACATAGGGAGACGGGTAAATGATCAAGACATTTAAAGACACCGAATTGCGGACTCTCTTCGAGACCGGAAAGGCCCGCCGGATCGATACCAAACTACAAAAGCGCGCCATCGGCAGACTCGAAGCTCTCAATGCGGCAACCGACCTGCGCACCCTTTATCTCCCCGGCTACGAGCTTCACAAATGGAGCGGCTTTGATACCAAGTGGTCGATTTCGGTCAGCGGCCACTGGCGCATCACATTCGACTGGATTAATGGAGACGCTTACAATGTTGCACTTGAACAGCCACACTGAAACGGCGGGGGCGATTACCCCGTTTTCAAGGATTACCCCGATGGTTTCCATTCCGGCCCGTCAACGCAAGTCGCCGCCGCTTCATCCCGGCGCAGTGCTCGCGGATATTTTCGAGGAACAGGCAATTTCGCTGCGCACCGCCGCTGGCGAAACCGGCATTTCGAAAAGTGTGCTCGATCGCGTGTTGAAAGGCCAAAGCCAGGTGACGGCATCGACCGCCGTGCTGCTCTCCACCTATCTCGGCAATCCCGATAGCGCCAAACTCTGGCTCGACATGCAGCGCGACTACGATCTCTGGCACGCGCGCGCCGATCTCGCGTCGAAGTGTAAGAAGATCACGCCGCTCAAGGTGAAGCGCTAACGCGACTCGCCGCCCCGTTTCCGGTTGAGAGGATGAAATGAACAAAGAACAACTGGCCAAGATCATATACGACGCACTTATCTCTCAATCTGGAGACGGCATCGGCGCGCGGTGGTCGGATGATTGTGGTTTTGGCTTTCAAGCCGCAGACAATGGACTGACTATCTTGGATGGCAATTACGATCTTGAGGCGGTCGCCGAAAAAATATTGACGAAGCTTCCGCCGTTTCCAGTTGAGAGGATGTAAGAGATGAGTTCTATCCATGGAATTTAGAATGGATGCCGATAAAGAGATGCCATCTGAGTCTTCTTCAAGGCCGGTTGTAATTATCATTGGAACCGATCTCTACATCTCAAGTCTGTCAAAGAATTAGAGAGCATCAACGCCCCGGCCAGCAAGTCTCAAAGCCATGCGCGACTGACGTCAGCGGCACGATCTACACCCCGCCATTCATCACGAAACAATAAACGTCCAATGACGGGCCTAGAAAAATCACGACATGCCCTGTGGGGTTGCCTCTATCCCATTTCATCTTGTGCGGCGGGACCTCGATGCGCGTGCCGGGCGGGACGTGAGCGCGGCCGAGCGGAACATCGTCGCGGGTATCGGTGATGATGGCGAACACCTTGCCGTCCTTCACTTCGACCTTGTCGGCCCAATAGGCATCCGCTTCGCCGCAGCATGACATGTTCGGATTGTCAGGCTGCATCAGGCTTTTGAACCAGCTTCGGGTGATGACGTCGGAGCCTTCCCATTGTCCGACGTCGCGGGCTTTGGCCTGCACCGCGAACAACGATGCCATGACAAATCCGACGATGATCGACACAATGACGCCGGCAAAGATAGCGATGCCGACGCCGATTGTTTCTCCCGTGGTTTGAGTCGCCAGCGGGCGGGCTATCTTGGTGAAGCGCGAGGTCATCACAGCCTCACATAAGCTATGACGGAACCCTTCGGGTAAACCGATTCCGCTACGCGGTTGTTGTGATTGCCGGAGATGATAATCGGGTTGCCGTTCGCGTCGAATCCACTGACGACGCCTACATGGATTCGACGCGAGCGGACAACGACAATGGCGCCGACGTGCGGGCCGGTGCGAGGTAAAGCCTTCGCCCATGATATCGCCCAATCATCAACCCCGGGCGGCGTTCCGGCGATGAACCGCATAAAGGCGCTGCACCACAGCGTATAGCGATGCAGACCGATCTGGCGCGCGTTCTGTCCGAGATAACGTCGGGCGCTGGAAACGAGATCGCCGGAGAAAATTGACGCCTGCGCCGCCGAATGATTGCGAACCTTCCCTGCCCGCCTGGCGCGGCGCTGGGTTGGCTCAACCGTCCCCGGGCATGAATGCCGATAGGTCTGGTCGGAAGCGCAATAGATAAGCGCCTGAGAGGCGATACGGGGTTTTTTCTGGCGTTGGGTTGCTTCCGCGGCCGAGATCGAAAGCGCGAACGCGCAAACGACCACGGCGCCGATCTGGCGCAGCGTCATGTCTTGGACTCCGGGGTTGTTGAGGGGATAGGGTCTCGATTCTTTGTGTCATGCGCCGCGGTTATTTTGACGGCTCCGCTAATCCTTCGACATGATCCGCAACCCGATCGCGTGCCTTCGAAAGCAGAGTAACGGCATCCGTCAGTGCCACGCTTCCGCCAGCCGCTTCGACCGCTTCCATTGCATTCATGATTGCGAGTTCGGCCACGGTCATCCACTGCATGTCGGCGCGCGTCGGAAAGCCATCGGGACGCCTTGCTGGCCGAATGCCGCCGTCCTTTTTCCAAGCATCAAGCGCCGCGTAATAGGGATCGGCCGCGCGTTCGGCCGCCTCTTTCTCCTTCTTCCATTCCCGAAACGGGCAATATTTATGCGTGCAATGGAGTGACAACATCATTTCTGACTTGCCGCCGCTTCCCATGCCGCACTTCGGGCATTCGGTTAGCGTCCCAACATCCACGGTTTTGCAAAACTCGCGGATTCGAACGTCGTCAGCTTCGGTCCAAGACATTAGTCGTTTCTCCATTATCACGAAATGTTACATTGGAGCCGCAGGCACTTTCGCAATCGACACGCGCGATCGGCGTGCGATTGATTCAATGTTCATCGTGTCAAGTTTTTGAGTTTCGGTTTTTTTGTTCAACAACGGCGCGGGTTTTGGAACGCGCATTCGTTCAAAACTAAAAATCACAAAAGTCGATTTGCTATAATGCTGTCACGGTCGGTTGAGGATCGGGCTGTTTGAAAATGTGGAGAATGATTATGAAGCCGCTTTGGAAAAAGGGCGACGTGGTGACCATCTACCAACTGTCGATGGCCAAGGGCCTGATGGTCGAAGGCAAAGCCACTGTGCTTAAGTCTCTTGGCGGGGATGGCGGACACGAGCACTACATGGTTCGCTTCCACGGCAAGAACGGAAAGCCATCGCTCGGAGAAGAGTACGAGAGATTCATCGACCGCGATGGCCAGACCGGCGATCCGCAGGACTACATCAAGGTCTTCAACAAGAAGTGCGGCATTGCCGCTTAACACCAGCGCCGCTCCGGTTCGCCGGGGCGGCTTTTTCATTTCATTCACGGCCCGACGACAAAATTAAGCGCCGGTACCTTGATCTCGATCGGCCATTGCCGCGATGTCACGCCGCAATCTGGAAAACGGATAATGCCCTCGTACAGAACGGGGCCGGCCGGCAGCCCCTTGGGCACAGTGAATGCGGTATCCGACACCTGCCGGCCGAGATTGACCGGCACCCGCAAGGCGCGCTTTCTGTAGGCTCGAATGACTTGATCCTTACCGACGACCTGGCGCGACAATTCGCCCTCGCAATGCCGGCGCCAGTCGACGGTCCAGCGCACCGTGACGCGTGCGCCGCCGGCCGTGACGCGCGGCATGATCTCGCCTTCGCTGAATATGACGGGGGCCCGGCGATCATAGGAAATGGCCGTGACGCCGGCCACGCCGAGCATCAGCGTAGCGACCGCCGCATAGGCGTGTTGGAGCCATATTGGTCTTTGTGCCACGGCAATCGATCTCATCATGAACCATTTCCCGAAAAGGTGCGGAACAACGCATGTGCCGCCTTGGATATGGTCTCCCACCCGATCCAGATCGTGCCGATTACGCCGCCGATCCAGCCGACCCACAGGCGCACCGTGCGCCAGAAAAACCGGGTATTGTCGTCATCACGGATAATGCGCCGCAGGATTTTAAGTTCATTCTCGGACAAGGGGCCGGTCGGCAGATCGTTAGACATGTCGGACCCCCCATAGCGAGCCGCCCAGGTTCGTGGTTCCATTGCTCTCAGCCATCATCGGCAGTCCTTTGCTGCTGGTGGTGGTGGGGTGTACTTTCGGGTACATCCTGGGGCGGCCCAACGTGACAGCGCTGGGTCGTCCCGCTCTTTATTGGTAATGTCGTCGATCAGTCCGGTTCGCCATCTTCCTTCGGCGGCATGGCCCGCAGCTTTGCGAGTTCGCCTTGCGTCTCCGTTTCGGCTTCTGCGATATCGGCCTCGCTCGGCAACGGTGCGTCCTTCTTGAACGTGTCGGCCAGCTTGAGGGCCGCCGGCGCCGCGTCCTGCCCCAGCTCGATCAGTTCATTGATCAGACCGGCGGCCGATGACACATAGTTGTAGTACGGGATCAGGTTAACGCCGGGGACTTTGCCGGCGCTCTGAATGAATTCCAGGCTCGAAGTCACGATACCGAGCGCTTGTTTGGCGTCCATGGTATTGGTTCCTTGTCAGTTCGGTGAAGTATCAGTTTGCGGGAAGGGCGGGAATCTGACCGCGGAATTCATTGACCGCCGCCCATGCATCGTCGATGAGACTAACCGCGCTGACCTTTGGATTGTCTCTGACGAAGTCCGACGCTCGCTTGATAAGGCGGTCGGCCTTTTCGCCTGTGGCGAGCAAAGATGTTCTCACCGACCTGCGGTTCTGGCAGATCGGGCTGGCGATTGGATCAGCCATGATCTGCGTATAAGGGCGGCGCCAGCAATATGAGGCCCAACGGTTTGCTGCCTTGACGGCGAGGTTAAGGCTTAATCTGGCTTGGTACGGATTCTGCGACGTGATGGGGTTGTCGATCTTCGCGGTAATCGACGGTCCACCCTGTAGGATGGACTTCGCGTTCGGGTCGGTCGTGATGCACCCCGACAGCACGAACGATGACGCCAAGGCGGCGGCAAGCATAATCTTGCGAAACATATTTCACCTTTGATGTTTGGGGTTTATCGCTGCTCGCTAGCGGCGAGCGGTCAATTAGCCGGCGGGTGACGGTTCGGTCTTGGTAACAGTTGAATCGTCTTGGTAACAGTTGAATCGTCCGTGGTGGTCGTGGTGGTGGAGACGGGCGCGGCCGGCGGTGGAACGGGCGGTACAGGCTCGGTCGCAATCTTGGTCAGCGCATCGTCCTTGTCTTTCGATCCTTTCGATGAACCGAAGAAGAAGGCGTAAACGTCCTTCATGCAGGCGATCAGCACGCCGACGATCGTCATCAGAACGCCGGACGTGCGTTCGTCGATCTGCGGCGGCGCTGTCAGCAGGATAAGAACGACGGTTGCGATCAGCACCATGATCGCGATGGCAAGGAAGCCCTGCGTGTCGGGCATCCAAAATGGTTTTGGTTTTTCCATCGGGCACCTAAGCGGTATTTGATTTACCCGGCATCCGGCCGGGCGCGGGAATTAAGCCGCGTTTTCTGTGAGCGGCTTTATCGCCGCCAGCGCGGCATCGAGCAGCGGGCGCGTCTTTTTGCCGACCACGCCGTCATCGTCGAGATGTGCTGATCGTTGAAATGCCTTGACCGTCTTCGGACCAAGATCGCCGTCGACCGCCCCATCATAGAAACCCGGCGGCCCGATCAGAGAGGCCTGCAGCGCGCGCACGCGGGCGAACTTGTCGGGATTGATGGCGCGGCCCGGTGCCGGCACGATGGATGGCCCGCCGATCATCGGAATATCGCTGGCAATCGACTCGGCAAAGGCGCGGACTTCGGCAACACGCCGGCCCCAGCCTTTGCCGAACACCGGCCAAGTCTTGAGCGCATGCAGAAACCGCAACCGCTCGCTGCACAGATCGTCGACCAGATCGGCCGCCTTCCTGGCATTCGCCGCCGCGACGACGGCCGGCGTGATCTGCGATGTATTGTCTGGCAAGCCGAGGATACGGCGAAGCACCCGGCCCGAGCGGCCGATGCCTGAGTTTACGCCGTAGTCGAAAATGCAATAATCGACGCCGGGCTCGAGATCGTCGCAAAGCTGGGAGTCCCAATACTTCGCCCGATAGATTGACTTGGCCTCTTCGACACGCATGGCCTTGATATCGGCCGCCGTCGCGCCCGGCTTCACGTATTTACGATAGTCGAAGATAGTGATGCCGAAATTGGTCGGTCCGCCGGGATCGGACGGATGGTTCGTATATCTGCCTTCGTGTTGAAAAAGCCGAGTCAGAGCGGCATCATAGGTAGACTTTGACATGGACTTATTCTCCTTTCACGCCGACAGGCGCGCTCGCCACAAGGGCTGCGATGGTCATGGATTTCTATCTTTTGCTTAGGTGATCAGACGGCGTGGTGTGCCGTCAGTTAACCGCCGCCTCGGCAGCAATAGCGGGATCGTCCAGAGCCTCGCCCCACAACTTCACGTCTCGCAACCACCCGTCTAGCAGTCCTGCGGGACCGTTACCGATTATCAGCGGTTCGCCGTTCGATATGTCGAGCGGTTGCGTGAAGGAGCGCGATTGCGACAATTCACCATTGATGAAAAGGTCGAGCGCAGTGCCCGAACGGCGCAACGTCACGGTATTCCAGCCCAAGCCAATGTCACGATCATAAGAGAGAGCATGACCGGCCTCGAAACTATAAACCTTGCCACGGCAGTCGGCCGAATTATACCCGGCGTTTCCGGTCAAACTTCCAACGGTCGCAAATAGTTTTCCGCCGAATGTCGAAAGAGAAGTCAACCGAGTTCTATCCGGCGTGTTTACGAAAGATGGCGCGAGTCCGCTTGTGCTGTTCGGCACAAACCCAAAGGCCGCGTCACGAAAGCGCACCATCCGAGTCCATCCAGCGGCGTCAAGGCGCGCCACATCACCATAAGGCAGCGCCCCGGCGTAATACTTACCATTGTATTCGCAGACGGAATTAATCTCGGTCGCGTCCGGCACGCCACCAAAATCTGCGTAACTCGATGGAATTGACGGGTCGTTATAACCACCAACCTTACCGGATGGCCACACGCCGACGACCGCCTTCCCATCGTAAGCATCGGTGACATGTGACTGATTGTTTATATCTGTCGAGCCGTAAGGGTTTCCGATGTTCATAAAGAAATCTTGGCCGCTCGTTCCGGTCATACGGAATACCGCGCCGGTTGGCGATGAGCCTATAAGGAGTTTTCCTTGCGCGCGCCCCATTCCGAGAAAGAGATGCCCCGAATTGGCGATCAGTTCCCATTGATCATTTGCACCGAGGGAATAGATTGCGCTTGTCGAATAATCTGGCTTGTGAAATATCGCCAGTAGTTTTCCGTTATACGTCCCCATCGCAATGATGCGCTTACAGTTGGCGACAGGCGACCCAAGATTCGTCCACTGACCGTTGCTCTCGCGGCGGAAAACAGCGGCGTTCGCCAACGTCACGCTTTGCGAATACAGATACCAATTATAGGTTGACGTGGCGGCGTAAAGACTCCCGCCATGCGACACGACCGTTAAAATGCATTGCTCAATCGCTGTGCCAAGTGTGCCTACGTTTTCCCAAGATTGCCCTCCTTTATACCGATAGATAGCGGCATGGTCCGACGCGGAAGCTGCGGCCCCGACGAATAGATCGCCATCGTGTCCACATGCTGCGTTGCTATAGAGGGAGATGGGGCCGGGGCGCCCGCAATCTTGCCAACTGCCTGCCGCCGCCGAATCGATACCAGCAAAAACTTTAGCATCCGACCCTTGACCGCAATATCCAGGCGAAGAACTAAACAAATTTACGTTGATGCCTTTGCGCGATGCCTTGTCAAATTTTGAGAATATCGATCCCAATTCCCGCAAGGTACTGGGCGCGCGTTTTACCTTAGCTGAAATGGTAAACGGTCCTGTTCCGATATTAAGCGCCGAGCTATGCGGTACAGTGAGGACGCGCGCTGCTGACCCTGTGTCGCCGGCAATTTGCCCATGAATGTTGTTGCCGCTAATGTCATGGCCGGAAAAACCAGCAAGCCAATGTCCGATCATGTGATTGCCGCCTCGTGCTTGAGTTATCCCAACGACCGCAAATGCTGCGGCGGTGGAGATCATGGCGCGGCGAGAAATCATGCCGCAATTATGCTATAGTGACTGTTTTCTGTCTACAGATACAAACCGCCGTTTGTTACGCCGCCGGCGGCATTTCCTGGCAGATATGTTGCGCCACCGGCACCTGTCGATATGACAGAGTTACCGTCCGATGAATAACGAACGCCTGTTGCAGAGCCGGAAAAAGTATTTGTATCAACTCGCAGAATGCCGACAGTAGTAGCGAGCGCAAATGCAGCCGAAAACGCTGGCGTTCCGGTGATCGTGATGGTTTTACCAAAGCAAATAATTTGACCAGTGCCGACCGAATTCCAGTGCCGACCGCTGCCCCCTGTAATGGCATAATTTCCGGTGGCCGTCATTACCGCCCCATCGTCAGAGCGTATATGCCCTGTGGCGGCGGCCCCGAAATCTGTATTCTGCCAAAATACATTTGCTCCGGTTTTCGCTCTGAGCGAATAACCAGAAGTGGCGGTTGTAATTTTAAGGTCTTTGACAGTCAATCTTGCGTTGCTCTGTGCAACAATCGCATCCGCAGAGGTCACACTTAACAGCACATTGGCCGGCGTGCCGCTGTTGCCTTGGATGACGATTGATCCAGACCCGACAGGCGGACCTGTAAATGTCGTTCCTGCCGTATAAGTGCCGTCACCGATTTGAACCGTGACGGTATAAATTGCAATGTCGAGAGACTCGACGACTTGTCGCGCTTTATCGAGCGTGAGAAAAGCGCCCCCCGATGAATTTACCAGGCCGGTATTGCTATCGCTGCCATCGGTGCGGACATAATAGGTGCGGTCGGCAGAAAGTTTTTCACGATTGACGCCGGCGGCATCGAAAAGCCGCTGGGCGCGCTTCGCAGACAGTTCAAGAATAATATCTTTTGTGCCAGCACCGAAGGTTACCGCCGACCCGCCTGCGGAACTTTCCCAAATCGAATTGACACTTATTGTCCCGGCGCCGGAATTGTAGGTGCCCTCAAACGAAACCCAATCATCACCCATGCGAATGCGGAAGTCGCTGATATCCCCATCGCTTAGAGCCGAACTAACGGTCTTGTATGTCGTGTCGACCGCGCCGGCCAAGGTAAACGGCCCCGAGCCTGTCGACACCGAACTCTCGCGGATGCGCGTGGCGTATTTGAAAGCCATCAGAGCCTCTCTTTAATTTTGTACGACTTGGAAAAACGGTCGAAGTACGGTTGCACGATCGGCGTCGTTGTCTGGATCAGACCCCAAACCGAATCCCGCGCCAGATTGGTGCTGTCGGTATCGGCGACGAAGAGCACGTCATCTTTGAGCGCGTTGGCGCGCTCGATCTCTTCGATGAACCCGTAGCGTTCCGAGACCGACAAATTTTCGAAGGCCACATCGAACACGCGGTAAAGGTTGTCGCGCCAAACCTGTGTTTGTCCGCCACGCGTATCTTTTGTAACTGATCGGTCGACAGTCGTGATCGACCACCCGTAGCTGAAGTTGATCTCGAATTGACTTCGGAGCCCGACAAACACCCTGCCCGCCTCCACATAATCCGCGTCGGCATCCGCAAGACTGAAAAGGATATAGCGCCCGCTGACCGGTGTGGTGAGCAACGCAATAGTTTGATTATAATCGGCATCGACAAGATCGACACCACTATCGAACAATCCACCCGCAACGCCGGTCGAGTCCGTCGCCGATATCCTGATGCGCAGTGTCCCGGACGCGCTCATTGTGGTGCCGATCAGTGCGACCGTATCGATCGACGTTAGCGCGCCGAGATCGACAACGAACGATCCAAGACCCGCTTCCGTGCTGCGCCAACGCCTGGATACGTCGGGATGCTGCAGGTTGGTGACAGGCGCCAATAGTTCTTGGCTCGATGCCAACAAAGTTGCCGTGTCAGCCAGATTGCGATAGGCGATGCAGGCGATGCCCATCAGCCGAATCCCACGATCTCGACGGAATTTTCCGCGCCGTCTTCATTGATTTCGACGAGGCGTAACGCGCGGCCGACCGTCAAATCCCATCGCGGAAAGGTCACGTTGATATTCTCCCCGAGATTGAGGTTGAACGAACGCCAGTTGAGTTTGATGCGGTACAGGCCGCGTGAGGCTCGATACAGGTTGAGCCGCCGCGTTGCTTCGGCTTGCGCATCGGCAAGATTGACGAAATAGGCCTCAATTGGATCGGCATCGAGCGCGAATGGATGATCGGCCCGAATGGCTGTGCTCGATGCTTCGGCAAAACGATATTGTTCGGCAGCGAATGCCTTGCGGTCTGCCGAGACAGAACCCGCGAGATCGGTCTGCTGCGTCTCGTTTCGCTGATAGCCAATGCGAAACCGATACGGCGGCGGGCTGATGCCGGACGGCAATGGCTCGCGCTTTATTTCCGCAATATCGTCAACGGTGAAGCGCGACGATGGCGGTGAAGTCGGCGCTAGGACAATGCCGACTTCGAATTTTCCGTTACGCCGGAAGCCTGCCCATCCGCCGACGCCGGCCATGATGTTGGCAACCGCATCATCGACGCCCTGCCCGTCGTCTGTTCCCGACCAGTATCCGATTGGCGCCGGTTGCGCGGTATTTACCGCAGCGAAGGCCGGCAGATATATTTCGTCAGTATCTTCGATATCGGTGCTGCGGTTGACGATACGCCGCACGATATCGGCGGATGTTTCGACATAGCCGCCGTCAGCATCGCCATGCAGGTCAGCCGTGACGGTTCCGGCTGGAGTTGATCCCAATTTGATAAAACCGAACGCCAGACAGGTCGCGTAATAACCCGCCGCGACGGTAGCGGCAGAAAGATCGGCATAGGTCGCATAGTCGGCAGAGAATGTCAGTGCGGTCCCGCGATCATAAACCGAATCGGCGCTTTCGATCTCCCCATCGTGTACCTGATAGATCAGCAGGTTTGGCACGACGAGCGGCGGCGTTACGTTGAACACCTGACCGAACGCGAGCGGCTTGCGCTTGCCGGCGAGATCGGCGCCGCCGTCGGCCCCGCCCGTTCCGCCATAGAGATTCTGCTGCAACGGAACATTCAGCCGATATCCGAAGTCACGAATAGTGATCGTCAGACTGTCTTCGTCGATCAACCAATCCGCCGCCGTGCCGACGAATATCGGGAAGTCTGTTGCGTAATTATCCTCGATGCGCCCGATCTTGAGTGTGATGCGCCGGCCGTCGATTGAGTAGGTTCCGATCAGAAAGTCATATCGCCCGTCACGGTTGTCGAGCGACATGGTGCCGTCGCCGGTCGAGAATACGCCGATCGCACTGTCACCAAGAAGAGAGCGCCGAAAGCTGATCGGCTGTGCCAACGTGCCATGAAACGGCGTGCTGGCCGGCGTATCATCCGGCGCAGTCAGTAGCGCCGCGCTCGCCGCATAGATCGTGAAGCGGAAATCGGCGCGCAGATTTGCCGTTGCTGTCATTCTCACGGCAGGATCAGGAAGCCCTCCGAACGGAGCATCGCCGAAGGCGTAATGACCGAACATCAGATATCCGCCCGGTCAGAGTTACGTCCTGGGTGAATTTCGACCTTGTAGACAAGCCGGGCATTCGGATCGCGCAGCATGTCGGTGAAGGACGAACTAGCGACCGCGTTGATAATCGCAACACCCGTGAGCGTCGAGACACCTTCCTCAAGCGCAACCGGCCATTCCGACCAGTTAAGAAATTGTTGCTTCGCGGTGAGCAGCCGCGGGGCAAATCGCGTCGGCGTGGAGAACGGTTGATGGAAGCGGTCTTCACTGACCGTTTCCGCGAACGGCGCGAACTGCACCAAAGCATCGAAGCGCTGATGCGCTGTGAGCGCAGCGCGCGGGAAACGAACCGGTTCGTTGAACCGCTGATGAAAGCGGTCTTCACTGACCGTTTCCGCGAACGGCGCGAACTGCACCAACACATCGAAGCGCTGATGCGCTGTGAGCGCAGCGCGCGGGAAGCGAGCCGGCTCATTGAACCGCTGATGGAAGCGGTCTTCACTGACCGTTTCCGCGAACGGCGCGAACTGCACCAAAGCATCGAAGCGCTGATGCGCCGTGAGCGCAGCGCGCGGGAAAACCGTAGGCGTCGAGAATGGCGGCTGCCACTTCTCGGCAGAAACAAGCGGCCATGCAACCCACGCGGAAAACTGCTGGGCATGGGTAGGAATGCGCGGCGCAAAACGTACCGGTTCGTTGAACCGCTGATGGAAGCGATCTTCACTGACCGTCTCGGGGAACGGCGAGGACTTAACGAGCGCATCGAAGCGCTGATGCGCCGTGAGCGCTGCACGCGGGAAGCGTACCGGTTCGTTGAACCGCTGATGAAAGCGATCCTCTGAAACGGTCTCAGGGAACGGATCGGACTGAACAAGCGCCGCGAACTGTTGCCCGTGCGTCGGCAGACGCGACGGGAAGATTGTCGGCGTCGAGAACGGCGGTTGCCAGCGCTCAGCGCTATCGAGCGGCCACGCGGTCCATGCGGAGAATTGCTGTGCATGGGTCGGCAGACGCGGCGCGAAGCGTACCGGCTCCGAGAATTGTCTTGTAAACCTGTCGGCGCTGACATTCTCGGGTTGTGTCAGAACGCCAGGATCGGTGACGAACGCCGACCATGCGATCAGTGCGATGGCCGCCTTCGGCGCTAATCGATAGCGTGTCGGTTCACTGAACCGCTGATGCCAACTATCTTCAAAGACCGGTGTTGCGGCAACAGACTCCGCATCACCGAACGCGAATTCACCGAATGAGCCGAAGCCGAACATGCGGGCTTAATTCACCGGCACGCGAAATCGAATGACCGGCGCGCATGATAGCGCGCCTCTTGCTGCTGTAGCGCTTTCTCGAACGGTGTGCATGATCCCTGCGCTGTGCAGCGCGGACAGGTCATCCCCATGCACTGCTTGCACATGCCGCCGATATCCTCCGGCGCCTGCTTCGGCTTGACCATGACGATGCCGTTGCAGTGATTGCATAGAAACGTATCCGCTTCGACGACGCCGTCGGGGCCGGACGTGATCAGAATGCCGTGCGGGTTGCGCATAGATGACAACTCCCGAAACAAAAGGAGAATGCGCGGCGACCCTTGAAGCCGCCGCGCAAGATCACACTATTCGTCGATGATGATGTCGCAGACGCCGGTGCCGGTGTAGCCCTGCGGCGACTTCAGGCGGAACGCGAAGCCCGCATTGTTCGTCGCCGGCGCGACCAGCTCCTTGCCGGGGAACGCCACCCAGCGCTGCGTGGCGCGCTGATTGAAGCCCCAGCCGGACACGCGGCTTGTCGCCGTGACGGTAGGTTCGGCCGTATGATTGGCCGTCATGATCAGCGACGGCGAGCCATCGGCAGGATCAAGCTTCGTCGGCGTCACCGACGTTGACGTCCCGTCAGCGGTCGCGCGCGACACGTCACACACCATGGAATTGTCGGCCGCGGTGCCGTCGGTGCCGAAGATGAATTCGATGACGCGGAAGCGGCGCAGGCCCGAGGTTTGGGCAAGCGCAATGAGAAGGGTCTTGTAGCTTGTGGTCATCGCCTGCTGAGTGCCAGCCAACAGGTTTGATCCGGCGTAACCGGCCATGGGGAGTCTCCATTCTGTTTTGGAAAAGCCGCATGACGCGGCGAGATGAAACGACGGGCCGGACGACCCGCCGAGTTACGCTTTATTTGTACTGAAGCTGGAACTGACCCGGCACGAGCTGGAAGGCTTCGCCGGAATTGAAGATGAACGCGGTATCGAGTTCGCCGAAGTAACGCATGTTGGTCGAGCCGGTCAGCGTCGCGTGATCGCTGAGACCAATATGCGTGATGATGCCGAGATCGATGGTGGCAACCGCAGTCTGGATCGTCAGCGTATTCGTGCTGGTGCCGGTGCTGAGATTGGTCGTGCTCATCGCGGCAAAGATGGCCTGTCGCAGATAACCGCCGCCCGCTATCTCATCGGCGAACGAGCCTGACTTTGTCGGGCTTGCGGTATGCAGCGACAGGTAGAGTTCGCTCGGTGCCGCATCCACCGCTTTGCCGAGACGATAATCGAGCAGGAGTTTGGCTTCGTAAGCCGTGAATGCAAACAGCATGATCTATGATTCCGTCTTTAAGCGGCGCGGGTGCCGGGACGTTTTGGCGGAGCGATGCCCTTGTCTTCGGAGAGCTTTCGCACTTCTGCGCGAAGCGCGCGCAGTTCAGCGACGAGCACTTCCGTTTGACCGTTGAAGCCCTGTGCGGTGACGCGGGCGATGTTCATGAAGTGCGGCGTGTAATCCCGACCGCTCATGTTGTCATTGGATGGCAATCGGCCGGTACGGTTCATCAGATCGATAACCGACGGCCCGATCATTCTGGTCGCCGCCGCGTTGATCACGCCCTCGCCGCCGGCCAGCATGATGTCGCCGCCGCCGGCGTAGCTCGCGCGCACCGAATCCTGATTCCATGTGCCGTTGCCGACGATGCCGCCCGGCGCATAGGCGCCGACAATACCGCCGTCGTGAAACCAGGTAAACGGATTGTACCATTTGAACCCGCTACCTGGGTCCGACTGCGGGTTGTTTGCCACGGCCAAGGTATTTGCACTGATGGCCGTCAAGAGGCTGACCATCGGACCGAAATACTGACTGCCTTGTGTGGCAGCGACGAAGGCTCCTTGTTGGCCCAATTGCGTAACCGACGATGAAATATCAATCGATGATTGTGTCGTCGCTGCTTGCAACGATTGCAGCGCCGTCAAGGTTGAGACCGTGTCGTCGGTATTCGTATCGACGCTGCCAAGCAAAGTATTGGACCGCCCAATTCCTTTTGGCAGTGCCGTAAGATCGCTCTGTATCTTCTCGAAGATGCGCTGATAATCTGGCGAACTGGCGAAGTAGTCCTTGGCGACATTCAACAGAGATTCGGCAGCCCCGGTGATACCGCCCATGGCGCCGGCGTCACCGCTGGCCGCTGCGCCGAGCGTGGTGTCATAGATGCCTTGCGCCGCAGCAAGCCGCTGCGTTGGGTTCAATGTAGACAGCGAACCAAGTTTGAGGCCATTGAGAAAATCGTTGACGTTCTTCGAGAAATCATCGAGCGCCGATTGCGACTGCGACAACACATTCGCAAGTTGCGGGAAGGTCTTGATCAGATCGTCAAACTCCGTACCGACCAGGCCGGCGCCATCGATGATACCCTGCGCCTGTTTCATGAACAGTTGTGCGACCAGCGATGTATCGACGCCCGTCATATCGGCATCAGTGAGATTACCGAGGGTCGCCTTCACCAGATCGTCGAGCTGGTTGATGTAACCCTTGCCGGATGCCTCGTTGATCTGGCGATTGAGATTGTCCGTGAGTTTCGCCGCCATGTCGTCCAGCGCGGACGTGATACCGGAAGCGATCGCCTGCGCCGCGGCATCCGACGACATGCCGAGGTCTTGCAATGTTTGCTGCAACTGCGCCGCGGTGCCGCGCAATTCCAGGATAGCACTCTGCGTTTCCGTCAACGCAGGTTTTACCTGCAACAGCGACAGCGCATAATTCTGCACCGCCTCGCGGGACGCGACGATGGCCGGATTGGCTTGCGCCAGGCCTTGACTTGCTTTCACCGTATCGTCGAGGAATCCTTTCAGCGTATCGCCGATCTGCTTGACGTTCGCCGCCGCCTTTACTGCCGGGCTGTCGGAACCAAGCCCCTGATCGAGTGCTTCGATCATGACGCCGAAACCGGCGACAAAGTCAGTCGTCGCCTTGCGGGCGAAGATCACCAGACTGTTGATCAAGGCATCGCCGGACTGCCCGGCTTTGTTCGCGGCGGTGACATATTCCTGGGTCTTCTCGGTCATCGACGAAATCGCCTGCCCGAGACTGCCGGTATTGCGGCCCTCAAGCGTGTCGGCGAAGTGACGAACCTGCGTCTGCATGTTCTCCCACGCTTTGACCGCGGCGTCGAAGTCGGCCTTGGCCTGCTTTGCCTTTGCCGCCTGACCTTGCAGAATGGAAATGCCGATCGACGCACCGATCAAAGCCGGGTTGCCGCTGGCAATGCCGGCGGTCATCAGATCGCCGGACAGTTTGGTGCCGACGGCATTGATGCCGGCGCCGATCGCTTCCTTCGGGGATTTGCCCTGGGCGAGGGCGGAGTTGATGGCGGAACCGAACGAACCGGCGTAGGCCTGTGCCTGTGCCAAGGCCTTGCTTAGTTCGGTGACGGCGATGCGTTCCTTGGCATATTCAGCCGCGCGGTTGCGGATGTCCTGTTCCATGGCCGCCGAAATAGGAATGCCTCTTTCCCGCAGCCGCGCCATATCCTCTTCGGCGGTTTTCAATGCCAGCGCGGCTTCCGTCGAAAGCCCGACGCCGGCGCGCTCGGCCACCAGTTTTGTCATCCGGCTGTCGAGTTCTTCGTTAAACCGGCGCAGGCCTTCGGTCTGTTTTTTCGACAGCGCCTCAGCTTCCTTCGCCGCCTCGGCCGAGGCCTTGATTGCATCGGCTTCCCGCTGTTTGATCGTCGTCAGGCGAATGATCTCTTGACCTTGCGCCGAGGTCGCGTCGACCTGCGCCTTGCTCAAGTTTGTCGAAATCGCCTTTTGCAAGTCGTTCTTGCGAAGCTCTTCGGTTTCCTTCTGAATCGAACGAACAACCGAGTCATAGGCTTCGCGCCGGCGATCATATTCCGCCACGGCGGAATTGCGATCGGCGGCTTCACCGGCGGCATCGGCCGCTTGCTGCGCGCGGCGGACTTCCTCAATCAACTTGACGCGCTGTTCCAGCAAGCGGTTGAGCGTCGTCTGCGCCGAAGCAGCGGGGCCCTTCAATCCTTGTTGCGACAGTTCGTTGACGCGAGTCTGTGCATCGGAGATAGCCGCGTCGACGACCTGCAAACGCAACGCCGGATTGCTGGCGAGTTTGTTGGTGCGCTCTATCGCCGCGGCGATGCCATTGATGGCCGCGGACAAACCCCACGCCTTGGCTATCTGCTCGCCCCAGCGTTCGAGCAATCGTTGTGTAGCGTCGCTCAAAGCTTCATAGGCACCGGCAAGGCCCGCATCCTTCGCAGCACCGGCGCCGCCGACCTGCTTGGCTACCTGATCAAGAATGAGTCCCTGTGCCTGGGCAACCTGCCCGGTCTCGAACAAATCCTTGATGATCTGCTTTTGCTGCGATGAAAACGACACGCCGGAACGCGTCAAGGCGCTGAGACCCTTTTCCGGGTCTTCCAAGGCCTTCCCAAGCTGCAGCGCGGCCGACTTGACGTCGGTGCCCATGACGGCGGCAAGATCGTCGGCAAGTTTAAGTGTGCGGTCGAACGTATCGGTCGCGACCGTTTTGAACGTCAGCAGCACGGCCGCGGCATCGCGCGTCTTTGAGATATCACCGATCTCGTTAACGAGATCCTGGATTTGCTTGGCGGTGCGGCCGGCTGACGATCCGGTCGACTTTAACACGGCATCGAGCACAAGCGCTTGCGACTCAAACTTTTCAAAGGCGTTGACCGATTTGACCGCGGACGTAGCCACGACGGCCAGCGCCGCACCTATGACAGCGATCGGGCCCGCCATTCCCATTATCGGAATATTCACCCCAAGCTGCGACAGCACGCCCTGCGCCGCCATCGCTGACTGCCGCAGGTTGTCGTTGGCGACCGAAGCCTTGCCGAGCGAGGTTACGTTCGTGTTGACCGTAGTATTGACGCGACCCACGACCGCGGCAAAATCAGCATTTCCCTTTTTCGCGATTTCCGCCGCGCTCGCCACCATGCCGAACTTCTGCGCCATCCCCTGATAGATCAGCGCAGCCCTTTCGGCACTGACATTGCCTAACTCCATCTGCTTTTGCAGGCTGTTGACGGAGGAATAGAACTTTGACGCCGAGCCGTACCCGTCGACATAGGTTCGCGCCAGGCGTCCGAGCGTGCCGCCGGCGTTACCAGCCGCGATATCCTGCTTTGCCAGGTTCGCAGCAACCTGCTGCCCGGACGCAATCCCGGCCTTATCGGCGACAATCTTCTCCGACATGCCACGGGCATAGCCCGTGGCATCCATGTCGGCGCTGACGCGCAGTTGTGAGAGCTTGACGGTCATTTAGTCTCGTTTTTCCGCTTGGCTTCTTGGGCTTTGGCTTTTTCGCTCACGTAGTCGAGGTATTCCGCATCCATCGAAAGAACGATGCGCCGGAATTCATCGAATTGCGCGGCCCCTATCGACTGATCGCGCGCATAACGGCTGATGGCCTGATAATAGATTGGGCCTTCCCCGCCCATCGCCCCGACAAACCGGTCGTGACGCAACGCTTGCCATGCCGACCAATAGAACAAGAACTCCGGTTTTATCTGCGCTTCTTCCGGGCGGGTAAGTTCTGCTTCCCGTCCGGAAAAATGCGCCGCTGCATCCGATTCCTCGTCGGCAAGATCAGCGAGAAATTCGTTTTCGCGCTTCCGCTCTAGCTCGTAGCGGAGCGCGGCCCGGAGTTTTTTCCGGCGTCTTCGACGAACTCCGCGTTGACAGACGTGAGTTTGCCGGCGGCCCATTCGACCTGACGGGTCAACTTGCGCCATGTCCATTCGCTCATCTTTTCGATGGCGTCTTCTTTTGAATAGGGCATATCGAAGCCCTTCCAATCGAGCAGGATATGCTCCGCGTAAAGCTTGCCGAGCGAGGTGATCAGCACCTTTTCGGGAATCGGTTCGTCCTTGAAGGCCCGCCCGAGACGTTTGAAGAGCGCCTGGCGCGCCGCCGTGTAGGGCGGATAATCGATCGGCCGGACGAAAAGGCTGGCGCCAAGAATTTCATCGAGCGCAACCCATTCCGCATCGTCGGAGGATTGCAGGGAGTCGACCTTGACGGTCGGCGTTGATGTTGAAGAGGTGGTCATGGTGTATCCTTGTCGGAGGCGGCGGGCCGGGTCCGACAACCCAGCCCGCCGGTTGCGTCTAAGACGCACTTCGTCCACGAACATCAGCTCGCGTTGCCGCCACCAAACGGCTAGGACGAAGATAAGACCCGCCGTGTCGGCGGCGGGTAAGGTCAGCTATTCGTAGTACGGAATGCGATCGCACATCACATGTGCGTTCGTGTCGGTGTCGATCGACGCCTGCCACGACGCATTCAGCATCACGTCGGTATTTTTCGCCGTTGCCTGGGGATTGGCATCGGTACGGATTACGGCGCGCGGGATCTGATAGATCAGCGCCTGGCTGTTTTTCGTCACCCGCGAATTGATCGCCGTCGCGGTGCCGTTATAGAACTTGGTCAGCAGCGCGTTGTCACCAAAGTAGGTTTCGATCTTGCCGGTGACCGTGCATTCGCCCTCGCGCACGCCAACCGGCGATTGCGAATCGACGGCCTCGATCTGCCGCAGATTGTTGTTGATCTGGAAATCAAGGCTCCGCGCCCAGTTCGGCGACGTGAGCGTCGAACCGTTTTCCGCGACCCGGCCGACGTTTGCATTGGCGGCCATCACGGAATTGCTGGTTGCCGCGTCCGGGCTGGCATCGAGCGGCGTCGTCGACTGCGATCCACCCATGCCCATGAAGGTAGCGACCCCGGTGATCTTCTGTTTCGACGTAATCGTGTGCTGCAGCGTGTTGACGTGCATGCCGGCGGTGACGATGTAGGTCGGCACGCTCTGACCGAGAAAGCCGCGCTCGATCGTCATCGCCGTTTCGGTCGTTCCGTTCTTGATGCGGTCGCCGAACCAGACTTTGATGGTCTTGCCGGTGCCGGTGTCGGTCGTCCAGCCCGTCGGCAAATTGTCGAGCGGCAGCAAGGTTGCCGTCGGCGCACCGGAGATACGGGCAAAGCCATTGCAGGCGGCCGTGGCGAACTTATCGCCGGTCGCCGTGCCGCCGATCTTGATCCATTGCCCGATGGCTAGACCGAGCGTGGTGAAATCGAGCAAAGTGGATGCCAGTCCATTCGCGGCAGCGGTGATGTCGGCGGCGGCACCTTGAAACCCAACGACCTTGACTTTTGCGGCGGCCGGCGGCGCCACTTCGGCCGTCAGACCGAGCGAGGCACCGACGATGGTGGTCGCGGTCGAACTGGCAGCGCGAAAAATCTGATTGTTGGCTGCCTCCGTAAAGCCGGTCGCTCGCACCAAATGTCCCACCACCACGGACGCACCGCCCGAGGCGACGGCATAAGTGTCGGCTACGGTGCCGGCATCGGTAACGACGCTATCGGCCGTGCCGTCATTGTCGAAGGTCGGCGTATTGGTCCATGGGTTCATGAACGCCGAACGATAGATTTCCGACAAGGGCGAACCGTCTTCCGGATAGGACAGTTCGAAATTGAGCCCGCCGTTCGCATCCTTCATGGTCAGGATCGGATCGCCGAGCATGCGATCCGAACGCAACTCGTCGGAGTCGACATAGGTCGGATTGAACGACAGTGATTCACCAGTGACCCGCATGATGCGCATGCGCGGGGTGCCCGGGGTGGTGCCGGGAGTTACTTCACGCACAAGCGCAATCTGGGTACGGTTCGACTGAGTCATAGGGGCTCTCCATCAAGAGGGATTGGCGCGTCACCAGACGGGCCGGGTGCGGTCGCCCTCACCGCATTTTTGAAGGGCAGGCTGTGACGGTTTCCCGCCACAGAAAATTGAATTTAGTTTTTGCGGCCGAAACTATTTCGGCGCGGCATACTGGCCGACGGCAACGAATGATCGCTCATCGGCACGGCCTCGTTTGCCGGTGCTGCACCGCCGGAGACAAACCCGCGCGATTGCAAATGCCGGAAGTCGAGCGGTGCGATCATTTGCTGCGTCACCGGATCGCCGACCTTGAAACGATGAATGGCGGACTTAAACGGCTTGAGCACTTTTTCATTCATGATCGATGTTCCTGTTAAGCTTCGATCCGGCGCCATTCGATGCTGATCGAAATGCGCCACCACGCACCTTGAGCGTCGGACGGCTCGCCCATGCCGATTGCGGCATCGCCGAATTCGAGTGAGTCCGACAACAGCGTCAGGCCGCGAAACTTGTCGGCAAGCTGCTTGCAGTAATCGCGTTGATCGCGCTCGCCGTTGCCGCGCTGCACGAATACATGCATCCACAGGATGCCCTCTTCGTCCCATCGGTTATCGGCCTGACGGCTTTCACCGAACGATTGCTGTCCGTACAGCGTGCCGGTGACTTCGACGGCGACCCACGATGAGCCGTCAGTCGGTGGAAAAGGCGGATCGGTTTCGTTCGGCCAACTGATCGGCGTTGCCGTCCATGTCCCGCCAACGCCAGGATCGAGGACGCTGCGGATCGCGTCATAAACCAAGAGAGAGGCCATATTCCTATAATTTTCCTCTTGACGAATTAGGTCAATTAGACCTACAATATTCTTGACGCTGAAGGAGGATTAAAGTCGTGTTGAACCATGTGACAATTCTCAGCAACGCCGCCGCGAAGCCCGTTGCTAAGCGGGTTTTTCGTCACGCCGACGGTCAAATCAGCAAGCTTGGCGCACCGATGCCAAAGTATTTTTTAATCCGACGCGAACCGGTCGAAACAATTGACGATCTGGCCAACCTTCTCGTCCGGCTAGAAAGTGAACGCGACGCTTTTGTCATCCGAGGAACGCCAATCGGAAACTTTGGTCTAAATCCAACCCGCAGACTCAAGCATGCCGACGGTGATATTCAACCTACGTTCTACAGTTCACCAGCCGGCGAGCGCTGGCTGTGTGTTGATTTTGACAAGGTTGTAGCGCCGACCCATTTCGATGTCGCCCAACAACCTGTTCTTGGATTTCTCTACTTGAGACACCGGTTGCCGAGCGAATTTCATAGAACCGCCTTTATCGGCCAATGGTCCGCCTCGGCAGGCATGGATGGCTGGAAAACAATCAGCGCTCATCTTTGGTTTATGCTCAAGGAGCCGCAAACTGACGATGTACTAAACCAGTGGGCGAAAAATGTGCCCGGCATTGATGCGCGGCTTTACAATACCGTGCAGCCCCATTTTACTTGTGCCCCAGCCTTCACGGGACTAGCCGATCCAATCCAGAATAGGACCCTATTGATCGATGACCACGAAGACACCGTCTGTCTTAATATCTCCGTGCGGCATGACTTCGCAGGAATTTCGCGATCTCCGCGAGAAACTCAATCTCACACAGCGTGAGATTGGAATGAAGTTAGAACTTTCAGGCCCGAAGCCCGATCGGGTCATCCGACGATGGGAAGCCGGAACAACCGGAATTCCAGGACCGGCAGCGGTCGCCATGCGATTTATCGCGCGCGAAGCCGGACTTACAATCAAACATCCTTCACGGAAAGAACAAGCGCCGGGTACGTGACTGGCTGGCCTGCCTGAGTGTCGCGCTGCAATTTCTTGCGCGAGAACTGGCGAATGCCCTTGGTGAAATGGCCCTTGAGAATGTAGCCGCCTTGCAAAAGGATCATTTTCTTCTGTGCCATGATCAAAGCGCCGTATTGCCGCTGCACCATCTGCCGCACGTCCTCAACAACGCCATGCGGAACACTCATTTGCATGTGACCGGTTTCAATTTTTCGGCTGTACGGCTGATCGTTTGTTAACGTCACTTCGGCGTTAATTGGTAGATCATCAAATGAAACCAACCGGGTTTCAGCCAACATCGCAAACCATGATCTCTTGTACCGACCAGATTTCTCAGGCGATCGCGCAACCAAAGCCTCAAGCGCAAACGTAATAATCTCAGGCCACCACGAAAACTGATAGACGATAGGCCCAGGCGGAACGACCGTCTCTTCGGCCGCACCTTCTCGACCGTTGACAAATCTCTGATAGAGTTTTGAACCTTCACCGCTCGATATCGAGCCGGCCAGTTCCGTCCGCGCAAAGTCAGCAAGTTCCGCCGCGATGGCTTCGGGCTCAATGCTTTTGGTCGCAAGTCTAATGTCTTCCGCGCTGAATTTAATGCGGGAAACCATTAGCCGACGATCTGCAATTCATAGGCAATCGTCACGCCACCCACCCGGCGGGTCGCATTATCCGGCACCTTGATCGCGTGCTGCTTGCCCTGGACGATGGCGAAATCGGAATTCGTCAGCGGCAATGTCAGCCCCGCCTTGATCATGTCTTCCTGCAGGACGATGGCCTTGCGGTCCGCCTGGGCGATGCCGCCGACCATTTCCTGCGGGGTGTAGCCCGTCACGCGCGCCAGCACGTCGACTTCGAACATCGGACGGTTCGGCCCGGTGCCGGTAAACCGCCTGATCTTGATCGTCTCGAATTCACCCAGCGCCAGGCGATAGGACGCGATGATCGACGCGACGTTCATCGGGCGTGGAGCCGCACGGCCAGTGCCGTGTTGCCAGCGTAAGCAGCGCC